TCAACTCCAACGCTTTCATCATATGGTACTTTAGTAATTCTTTTTTCTTTTTCTGCTTTAGTTATCAGTCTACCATAATATGCACCTGATACTGCTGCAGTAAATGAACATTCAAACTCTTGATCATATTGTTCAGGAGTCATTATAGCTTGAGCTTCTTTTAACTCATGATCAGGTACTACATTAGTTTCTGATGCTCTATATAATTTACCATACCAATCTTTATGACCACGTAAAGCAAAATCATATACTTCCCAAAATGAGTTATGACCCATTGGTGTACCTATAAATATAACCCAACCTAGCTTATCTGCGATAGCAGGACGTATAATTTCTGTCCATACTCTTGGAGACATAATAGCATATTCGTCCAGGACAACTGCATCAAAGCCCATTCCACGAATACTATCTGGGTTGTCTGCCCCAAAAATTTGGATTCTAGATCCATTATACAAATCTATTCTTAATTCTGATTCGTTTCTTCCACCACCCCAATGCATTAATGGTTTTGTATAAAATTTTAAATATTCCCAAGCGATAGATTTTCCTTGGCGATATGTTGGAGCTATGAATGCACACAAAGATCTAGGTTTCTTTGCTGCTGTTTTAATTAATTCGTTTATAGATAATACTGATTTACCAAATCTACGATGGCATACTAGAACATTAAATCTTTTTAAAGATTTGTGACACTCTAATTGATAAGGTCTAGGTTTATATGGAACCTCAACTATCTTTACTTTCGTCTTTTTCCCATTGGACTTTAATTTCGACTGGGGCATCTGTTCCTATCTTTGTTGTAGTACTTGCAAGTTTTGGATGAATGTAAGGTGCAGCTTTTTCAGCAGCAAATAATTTACGTTCAGGTGCACTTGCAGGATTGTTTAACACAGATAACAAATAATCTAAAGGAGAATGTTGATATTTCTCTGCTAATTGATCCATAGATTTCCACAATACTTTACTTTTAGATCCAGGAGGTCTACCAGCACCAGGTCTTTTACCACCTAAATTTGGATTCTTTTGTTTAGTTTCATCTTCCATTATATGATTTTTCTTCCTTTTTTATTAAATTCTCTAAACTCAGAAAACTTAATACCTTTTTGTTTGCCTAATTTTTTTATAGCAGCAGGTGCTAAAAATGCACCACCAGCAATTATAGGATTTTTAAATGCAAACTTAGCAGTTTTAAATAAAGCTTTAGGTAATGTTTTTCCTAAAAATCTTTGCTGTCCTGTAGTTTTACTTCCTACATCTTTAATAAACTTTTTACTAGCTTCTACAGCTTGTTTAGCTCTACCTTTAGCAGCACCTGTAACTGTATATTTTACAAGTTCTTTGCTTCTTCCACCTTTATAGTTTCCTTTTACATTAGCCATATTATTTTTTCTTCTTTTTCTTTTTCATTTTAGATTTAATGATTTTATTTTTAAGCTGTTGTGGTAATTTTTGTTGAGCTTTAGTTAATACGTTTTTCATTAGTAACCTTTCTTAACTTTTTTTCCCATTTTTTTTGCAGCTTTCTTTGCTGCAGCTTTACCCTTTTTTGTGTATGGGTATTTCTTTTTTCCTACCATTGGCATAGTTTAGTCCTTTATTTTAGAAGCTGTATATCCTCCAGCAGCACCAGCTCCTGCAGTATATTTTAGCTTATGTTTTTTAACGTGTTTCTTAGTTTTAGCTGAAAGAGCTTTCATTGCTTCAGTTGCACTTGATGCACCCTTTTTTGCATATACTTTACCAAGAAACAAAGCTGTTTTCATTCTCATCTTAGTAGTCCTCTCATAGCAGCATCTCTAGAAGTAGGTACAGGCATTCTTGCTTGTCTATTTCCCATCTGTGCCATTTGTGGATTATTAGCTTGTTGTAATAACCCTTGTTGTTGTTGTTTAGCAATTTCAGGCATTAACTTAGCTTTTATAATTAGCTGTAGTTTTTGCCCTTCTTCAGGCGTTAGCCGAATCATTTGATCTGCAAGTTTTTCTAAACTTTTACTCATTAGCAATTCCACTTTCTTAATGATTTATTTATTCTTGAATTAGGATCTCTAGCAGTTTTAGCAGAAGTTAGCTTACGCTTCATACCCTTCATTCTAGCACAAAACGATTTACGTCTTTTAGCAGCTTTTGATCCTGGTTTTAATTTTGATGGCTTAGTGGTAACAGCAGTTTTTAATTTAGATCCAGGATTAGCTCGTCTATATGACGCTACTCCTTTTCGGTTTAATCCACCTTTGGGATCTTTACCTTCTTTTCTTTGCCATGCAGGTGATTTAGCCATTTTTTCGTTTTCTCCCTGAAGCTGTAACTGACCATTTGACTTTTCTTGGGCCAGTCTTTTTACGAGCTTCTGATTTACTTATTCTACTTGCTACTTTTTTTGGTCGACAAGCAGGATAAGGTCTAGATTTCTTTTCTTTACCAGAACGTCCACACTTCTTGCCTGTCTTGACATCTCGCCAATCTTCAGCAAACCACTTTCGTAGTCCACCTTGAGCCATTAGTATTTGCCACCACGCTTTTTATACGTTTTGACAAGCCAAGCTGATGCGTATGCTGATGGCCACGTTTTAAATTTACGTTTAGCTTCCGATTTTACTCTATTGTATAAAGCTTTATTCTTTGGTGTTGCCATTACAATATATATTTGTAATCCATAATTTTAGCTTTAGCTCTAAATTTAGGATCTTTCAAATCTTTTTTGAATTTATCTTTTTTTTTAGCTCTGTTCTTTAAAGTCTTAGCTGATAATCCTTTAATAACTGGAAATTGTAGATAGTTTCTCATCTGCCCTGCCTATGATATTTTTTAAAGTCTCGTTTTTCTGATTTATTTTTGTTCTTCTTGTGTATTCTAGGTCTTTTTTTGGGTTTTGGCCTAGGTACAAAGTGAACAAACTTTTGTTTAGCCATTAGTCGTCATCAAACATGTCAAAAGCTACAGCTCCAGAGATTGCTGCTGCAGTTTTTGGATATTTTTTAGCGTATTTTTTGGCTGTCATTGTTCCTTTATGAGCTTTTTGAGAAGCTCCTGTAATAAATTGGCTAGTTTTAGGCATATCTTTTTTAGCTGCAAATTCTGCTGCTTTTTTAGTTGCTGATCCTAGCTTCTTTTTACCTTTATATAAAGTTCGGAGAAATCGCATAGCGTGTCCTCCTGCCATAAATGGTAGTGCCATATTGTTTCCTTTGTTATAAACCCCCACATTTGTGGAGAATGTTAAAATAAACCCCCTCTATGCCCCATTAAAGGCTATTTTAGAGGTAGCTGTATAAAACCCCCCTATTTGCACTATCGACATGACTGTCGATGTTGCAGGGGTGACTTTAAAACCCGTCAATTACTGTCGTAATTGTCTTTATTGTAGTCATTGCTCGGCTTCGCCTCGCAATTGTCGAGCTTCGCTCGTCTTAATTGTCGTGCCGATTTGCTATTGTTGCCAGTAGCAACAGCAAATCGTTGTAGATATATTGGTAATTGGTATACATTGAGCTAAATTCATTGATATACTGATTACCGATTATGATTTAAACCATTGATATTATAGGTCAACATGATTGTCCTATATTAGAGATGGACGTAAATAAGTGCAATAATCAAGACATTCATAGAGATGTCAGAAAGGATAATATGTTAAGTACTATTGTATTAAGTCTACTAGCTTTATGGTTAGTGTTAATGATAGCTGGGTATATCGTAGGAGGTATATTCAGTTACAAAATGTGGAAATCAATTACTTCAGAAGATAAGAAATAGGAGGGTATATGGACTATCAAATGACTAAGAGACTAGAAGAAGATACTGATAAGGTTGTTAACTATGAGCTTATTCAGTACGAGTTCCCTTTCCCAGAATTAGCTGTGGAAAAGATGAGACAAAATGAGATGATGAGGTTTCAGATGAAGAAACCAATTATCGCTATTGCAAGTAATATCAATAATTGTCAGAAAGGAGACTAATATGACTGACCAACCTATGTATGCTGATAGATCAGCAGAAGAAAAGAAAGCACATGTTGCTAGTAAGACTATGTATCTAAACAAGACAACGTATGCTGACCTAATGTTTATTAAACGTCTGGTTGTAAAACTAGCTGAAAATCAAAAGTTAGATATTGAAGCTATTAAGAAAGATATATCATAAGATATATGGCAAATGCCTGGTCGCTTTGGCTAGGCATTGCCTATTAATTAACTTAACAAGGAGAGTATATGGGATTAGATCAATATGCACATTTAAGAGGTCAAGATGATTTGTCATTTAATTCATATGATGACGATTATAATCCAGAGAAAGATGGTTTTTACTGGAGAAAACATGCAAGATTGCAACAGTTTATGGCTGCAATGTATGACGAACAAAATCCAAATAATTCTAAAGGTGTTATGAATAAAGATGATGATTTTGGACTAGGCTTTAATGGTGGCCCTGTAGTTATAGATAGTAAAGTATTATCTAAGCTAGAGCATGCCATTAATACAGAGTACCATGATTATATAGCTACTGATGGTTTCTTCTGGGGTCAACAATACCAAGAAGAACAAGTACAAAACTATAAAGAAATAGACAAACAATTTCTACAATGGTGTAAAGATCAAGTGTCTAAAGGTAATATACCTGAGTATCATTGTAGTTGGTAAGGAGAATATATGAAAACATATATAGTACAAACAAGACATAGATTTCAAAATGACGATAGTCATGTGTATCATACACATAGAGTGTCTATGCCTGAAGATAAATATAGAGAACTTAAACAAAAACATGGATCATCTAGATGGCCATTTCATAGTTGGGTAGAGAAACAATTAGAGAAACGTATTCCCAACAGAAATTGGCGAGATGATACTGGTCAGTACTGGTATATAAGTTCATGTAAACTAGAGAGGTAATATGAAAGCACCAAAAGGATTTACAACAAAACAGTACGCAGAACATTTGATATGGTTATCAACATTTACTGACTGCAAGGAGGTTAAGAGTGTACCGAGTAAAAATAAAAGGAAAGTTCAAAGAAAGACCAATAAACTTAGGCAGAGCAATAAATCTAATGTTTAAGCAAAAGTTTAGTGGGAGTATACAACAAGAACATATAACATGGTGGAAGCCTTATTGGATTAAATCTGTTAATCTTGAAATACTAGAACCAAAAGAAGGTTGGATACAACTGGTTAAAGTATTTAGAGAAGGGAAGCCATCAGTTAGAGTAGTGACTGTACCAACCAGCTCCGACAAGCGAGAGCTGCTTGTTCTTAAAAATAATTATGGAGGTAATAATGGTTAAAGATTGGTTTGATAAACATATTGTTGTTATGAATTTAGACAATGATAAAAAAAAAGAAAAACAAATTAAAGCTGCAGTTAAAAAAGCTATAATTAAAAAATTTACTAAAATAAAAAGAAAGGTAAATAATGGGTAAATCAAAAAAGACATATCATAAATATGATATTAATAAAACATTAGCTAAAGTTCTTGTGTTACATAGAGTGTGGCATGGCTATACTCAAAAGCAAATAGCTCAATGTATTCATGTTTCATTTCAACAAATACAGAAATATGAACGTTGTATCAATAGATTACCAGGTGATCATTTAGTTGATATATGTAAACAAAAGAAATGGGATATTAGTTTATTTACTGTAGATAATCCTCATGAAATATTGAATGAATGGATTAATAACGTAGATCAATTATCAAATCCAGATAGTCCTTATCCATTGAGGATTGATCAAATCAATAGAGCTTGGGATAAGATAGAAGATGTAGGTATACAGAATTACTTACATGAGTCTAATCCAAGATATAAATCAATAATGGAAGAAAGGATATAATGAATGGACTTATTAGTTTGGCTCGTTTTTTGGCCTTTAGTGTTGCTGGTATAGCAGTACGTAAGAGTTGGAATTGGCTCACGCATGACGTAGATCCAATCCCTGGAACTAAAAAGTTTGATGATGAATATTATCAAGCTAAAAATAAGTATATGCGATTAACTAAAAAAAAGGAGGAGTATGAAGCGTATAGAAAAAGTAGGTAATTTTTTGTTTCAAACAATCACTTACCCAGTAAGATTTGTTATAGGTGCATACAAAGCTATTGATAGTTATATGCCTGAACAAGTTGAGTTACCAATTGAAATCAAAGTAAAACAAAAGGAGGAAGAAAATGACAAAGCTGCCAATTAAGGACAGAGTTGAAAAACAAGTAATGCCTATGACTAAATGGTTTGCAGAACAATACTTTCAAACAGTAGAGCTTATGCAAAAAGATCCAAGGTTTAAGACATTACCTAACTACAATCAAACTTCTTGTATTGCTACTGTTATCATTGCAACTAATGCTGCGTTAGACAAAGCTAGATCTGCAAGAGATAAAGCTGAAGTACTAGAAGATATTAGTTCAGCAACAAAAACAGAGGAGGTTGTTAATGCCTAGAGATAAAACAATAATGAGACCAATAAGAAACGTTGAGTATGATCATTGGAACTATACTATTGATGAAACGTATGATGATAGAAAGTCATCTCTTAAAACAGAAATGATTGATGAGATTGATGATCTATCAGAAGAAAACTATGGTGCTTTTAAATCAAAGCTAAAGTTAGATAAAATTATGAAAGACATACAAACTAAGTATGTTGATTATAATGATTTTATGAAAAACAAAAAAGCTATTGAAGAACAAAAGTCTAGTGATCTAGAAAGAGCTGTTGATAATATGTATGATACTTTAGAAAAGTTTAACAAAGAACGTAAATGGAAAGTAAACATTGAACGTAGTTTGTTAAAAGATCCAAGAGATCATGATAATTTACTAAAGAAATTATGCAGAGAAGAAACAGAAAGAGCATATTACGCTGGGCCAAAAGGCAAAGCATTACAGTTGCTTGATATATCTAAAAAGAAAGCAAAGCATGTTCTTAACTCTGGTTTACCTTTAGACTTAGCAGTTCAATCTATTAGTAGAGAAATGGGTAGTCAAAAGATAAAATTAGATTTACCTGAAAACATGTTTAATCCCTCAATTGCACTTGAGAATAAGAAGTAAACGATATGGCAAATGCCCGGTACAAATGTAACTGGGCATTATGCCTAAGAAAGGTAATGATGATTGATAGTAAATTATGTTTGACCAACAAAGATGTTGGTAAAAAAGTTTATGAAATTGAAAATGAAACTACGTATGTAAGTAAATGGCAAGTAATTGCTAAAGATCAAGATGAAGCATTTGAGATTTGGTTAGATCAACACTCTCAAGATCTTAAAACTGAAGATGGTGCAGCAGATACATGTGTGTGTACTTATGTAAAAGACTATTCACAAATGGGTGACACAAAAGAAGTTGCTGAAATTAAATACAACAAAGAAGAAGATGAGGTATATACAATATGAAATTAGATGATCAATTAGACCAAATAGATAAAATTACTACCAAAGCAATAAAACAAGTTGAACAAGAACGAGAAGGTAAACGCAGAAATTACTTTGTAGAGATGCTTAGATATTGTGAGTTAGTAATACAACAAGTTAAAAAATATTTAAACTAGGAGTAAAATGAAACTTACATTAGATGAAATATTAAAACGTGTTGTAACTGCAATAAATATTACAACTGGAGATGATGGTTCTAAAGCTAAAGAAACTATGGATGTTTTATTTAAACTTTTAGAAATGTCAAAAAAACAATACAAAGAACAGGTAAAATATTATGGATAGACTAAAAGAAATGTTTGAATTACGTAATGCAATACGTGATTTTTTAGAAGATAAATTAGAAGCAGATATACAAGGTGCTGGTATAAGTGTATCAGAGCCTGCTTCTGCTGACATATCA